GGGTAAAACAGAAATGAGCTTTTCAATGGTTAAGGTCGAGAATAGGCTTAATTACCTTATTGTAGGCGTAAGGGTCTTGTTCTGAATATTCGGAGAGGATAACGTGTTTAGGGTTTGTACCTCTCATTCCGTCGACATTAGAATCTGTCCCTTTTACATTTATCATAGAGCCATTGGCGAGGGTAATAGCCATCAGATTATTATTGGAAGTAGTGACGAGTTGTTTTGGAAAATGGTCACGATTTTTGAATCAATCGTTATCTATCCCATCTCGGAAAATAGAACGTCATTGTGTTAATTCTGGGAAAACATAATAGGCATTCATTTTTGCCATAACAACGTCTTTTACCATCAAATTTAGCAAAGTTTTATCTTTTCCCGCACGTCTTGACCGTACGAGTAATATATTTCTAATCCCATCTTTATCAGCCGTAAAAATTTCTTTTTGGTAAGGTCTGGGGTTAAAATTAAAAGGGATTTCTAACTGCATTATCGTCAATTTTCTCTACAAATTAAATTCCGTGTTTTAATATCACGGGCGAATCTGGAGTTAATTCTCATTTGGGTCTTCTTATCGTATTTTGTGAAATGCTTTTTTAGGAAAACACTACCCGCATTTGCTACATTTCTATTGGTAGCGAAGTAGATATAATCGTCATAATAATCATTGAATAGTCTTTCGTCTATAGGCAAAGGGGAAAAGCTGTTTTTAAAAGCAAAACATACGTCTAAAACATTAGGAGTACCCTTACAAGCCTTTCGGGTTGTTGTATAACTTGGGGAAACTACAGTTGCCTCGTCCAACGAGTAGATAATTTTATTCATATTTTCCTCGTCCATTCTAACTCGTGGGAATAAAACGAGAATAATATCTCATTTACTTTCTGCATATCCTCTGTTTATGGCGTAAACCTTTCCTCTATTAGGAGTTCCGAAAAAGGGTACAGATTGGAATATCTCAATTTTATATGGAGCTTTCTCCTTTAAAGTCTCTAACTGTTCTGTAGAGCAATCCAAAGAGCCGTCATTTATGATTATCTGCTCGCAATCATAGTGAGCGAGATAGCTCAAAGAGGAAACTTGCTCCTTTAAATCAATGAAATCATTAAATAGGGGGGTAATTATTGATAGCATTTTTATGAATTGAATATAAATTATAATTCACAAGCGAATACTTTGACGTTATATCCTGCACCTTTCAAATCAGACGCTCTTTGCATTGCGTCTTCCTTGTTAGGGTAGAAATATTTGTCATTTCCTCACATAAATGGGGTATCCATTTTTCGAATCTGACCGTTGTTATAGAAAACAACAAAAGCATTCCCCTTAGTTACTTGAACTTCAGTAGCGTTACCCATTTCTACTGTTTTAGGGCTTGCGTCAGATGGAGAGGGTGCTTTAAAACTTCCTACTTGCATTATTTATCTTTTTTAGGAGATAAATTTTCCTCTGGCATAGGAACGTGGATTCATTCAGACATAGCCTTAGCCATTTCTGGAGTAATTCAAGGAGTAGGCAATTTAGTTGGTTTTGCCATTTCCTTTACTTCTTTAGAATTTTTTTTAGCCATTGTTACTAACAATACAAAATAAAAGTTCCCCCCTATTTAGTGGTTTCATTAATTTGTTTAATTCCGTCCTTTTTTGCTCTTTCTCTTTCGGATTCTATAGCCTTTCAAATGAATTTTATCCAATTTGTTTGGTACTTATCCCATTCTTTTTGGTATAATTCATTGAAAAATCTAATAAAATCGTCTCTATAATCGTCAGAGAACACAAATTTAAACAATTTTCGGTCTGTTTCGTCGTCCCTATAAGCTCTAATAAGAATTGCTTTAGTCATTCAAGGAAATTTCTTTAATTTCTTGATGTTTTTCCGCATAACTCTTGGGACAGGGGTTTCTACCCATCGATTTTCTTTCTGAAGTGTTGCCATTACTGCGTTATTTTAATTTCTAAAGTGTTATCATTGTCGTTTTTCTGTGCAGGAGTTCTTCCATAGGAAGTATTTAGCACAAATTGAGCCATTTGAGGCGATATTTTACCAGAAGTTCCTAAATCTTCCACTTGTCGCTCGCAGAATGTGTGAATCATATCCATAGCGTCCTTATATTCCTCTTTTTCGGCATAATTTTCCAAAGTTTTCTTGGAAATTCATAAAAATACTGCAAATCATAGCTCACTTGGTACTCTTTCAAAAGTTCGCTCCTCAACAAGCTCCCTTTCTGTGATAATTCCCTCTTTAAAGAACTCTCACGTTGATTTTATTGTCCTTTCTCATAGAGGCACGATTTCGGACGCCTTTTTTCTTACTTTAACGTCCTTTTGCATAAGAGAAACACAATAAATATTGAATAATTCTACTAATTCTTCGGAATCTTTGAAGATTTTTGGTCTTCAAATTAATGGAACAGGTACTCCTGCGTCCATATCGTTCTTGATGTCGAGCATTTTTGTACTCCGTTTTGTGCGGATACTCTTTTTGGCTTGGGTAGTCTCTGGGAGAGATACCTTTCTCCTATACTCAACATCTCATACCATAGCTTTTACGGTTGGTTGTGGCATTCATAAGCAATAAAAACTAAACTTTGACTACTATACCCCTCAAATCAGCCTCTGCTTTGATAGCTTTTTGAAGTTCTTGTATTTGGTACTCCATCGTGAATGTGTGTACCTTGTATCAAGATGGGTCTTTCCTGTATTCAATATAGTCGTTTTCCATAGATTCCACTTCTTCGATTCCGATTTCGTTTATTAAGTTTTTTCTGAAGATAAGAGGCTCTCAATTTCCAGATAATTTCGAATTACATTTCCGCATACATTGAGGTCTGGCGTTGTTAATATTCCAACGTAAAAAAAAGAACGCCCTTGTTATCCAATGCCCACAGGAGCATTCCTTGTCGTTCCATTTCATTTTCTTTCAGCACGTATAACACCTTACATATCAATCCTTATCTGCAAAATGTAGGCGAATAAAAATTGAGAAAAGTTTATCACATTTCTTCACTAACTTTGACCTTGTCATTTGTGTCGCCATAACAGAAAAATCTCGGATAAACAAGTCCGAGTGTAGTATCTAGCAACACGCTAGTTTTTGTGCAATTACTTTATAAGAGTATTTTCAATAAATACAAGGGATTTATTTGTAGTATTGCTTTACTTTTTACTGAAAATATATATAATATATCGCACAAAAGTAATCACGGGAGATTACAACACTCTTGTTTTTACTTTTTTTTATTATTAAAAATGGAAATTACAAACAACTTACTCCTTGAATGGAGACAACGATTGGGAAATCGTCAGTATAGCGAGAATACAATAACAAATTACTATACAGACGCTAACTTATTTATTAAATACCTGCTATTAGATTGAATCAAGGCGGAATCTGGAGAAATATCACTAAAAAATATCGAGAAACGAAAAACATACCTCTCTGGTGTAAAAACTCCAAAAACGAGCATATATTACTCGGTTAAACCTACTATTTCTCCGTCTACAATACAAACAAAAATAACAGCGATAAAAAGTTTGCTAAAATATTTGAATTTGATGTACGACGAGGGGATAGATTACAAAAAAATTGAGCAGACAAGGGTAAAATCCCCAAATGTGACAGTTTTAACAGAAAATGAGTTTAAAACTCTATTTGACAGCATAAATGTGTTTGAAAAATACAAAATTAATGCTGTTAGGTCTCAATTATTAGTAAATCTTGGTTATACAAGCGGAATGAGGCTGTCGGAGATGTTGAGTTTGAGGGTTGAGGACATTTACGACAGAAAAAAAATGATAACTTGAAAGGGAAACAAGGACAGACGAGTGTTTTTTGCAGATTCTGTGTTAAGGTTATTGGACGAGTATATGATAGAACGTAGGAAACCCATACCACGAACGGGGATTACTGAAATTGATTCAGATTTTGTATTTATTTCTCATAACTCGTGATACGACTTCTGAAAAGCTATTACTAAGGAAACTGTGTGTGGAATTATGAAAAAATATTCCGATAAATTACATTTAGGTAAGAGAATAACTTGTCATACTCTCCGTCATTCGTACGCAACAAGACTTTTGGAAAATTGATTCAATATTAGAGAAATCCAAGAGTTGCTCTGACATTCTGACGTTAAGACAACAGAACATTATTGTCACGTTTTACACTCTAATTTAGAGAAAAAAGTAAAATCATTGTTTCAGTAGTTTTCAACTAACAAAAAAATCTATTGACATCTTGTTGCAATTTTTTATATTCATTACAGTTAAATGTGTTAATGTATGGACAGGGGCGACCCCTCTTAAGGATAAGGTCGTGAGTTCGAATCTCACCCCGCCCAAATCACGTGATTTGAGAGTCCATACGTAACAGTATGGGCTTTTTTGTGCAAAGAGTGTAGTAGCCCACCAAACATTTAACAAGGATTGTTTGCGGGCGACACAGTAAGGGAGAGTTATTTTAATTAGCTGTGTTATTGCGGGGAAATAATCCGCAATAATCCGCCCCAAGATAACATTGCTAATTAAGATGGCTCTTTTTTCATACCCGAAAATTGAGCCCCTTAGTTAGGATTTTACTTCTCTTTGCCGTTTGAGATGGGTCAAGTTGATATGAACGATAAGGAATCGTTTATCTTCAGAAAAAGGTACTTCAAACAAATATCTAGTCTTAGTATGGAACAGAAAGCTAAGCTACTAGATAAGATTTGCGAATACCAAACAACTTGAACTTATGAGATTTCCTTAGACGGAACGGATATGTTGATGTCCATTATGATAGACGAATGGGTAGAGGACGACGAAAAATGGAATAAGACAAAATGTGAAAGAAGTAAAGCGTGACAAAATCATATCGGTAATCAATACACGAAATGAGACGAGAAACGAAAAGGCAGAGAACAAGCACAAAAAAATAGTGTGGAACAAATGGAACAAAATGGAACAAACGGAACAAATGGAACTGTATATGTTAGTGTTAGTGATAGTGTATGTGTTAATGATAGTGTATCTAGAGAAAACATACATAACACTAATGTATCTATACAGCAAATTCCGCACGATAAATCGTGCTCGAAAGATAGCTTGTTTGAAAAATTTTGGGAGATATACCCGATTAAAAAGGATAAGAAGAAAGCGAGGGAGAAATTCAATAGGTTATCTACTGAAAAGCAACAGCTTGCGATAGAATGAGTTAAAAAGTTGCAGAAAAGCAAACAACGAATCGATGGATTTGCCCCACACCCCACAACTTACATAAACGGAGAGAGACGGGAGGACGAAGTTACAGTAAGCTCTGACGAGCAACTTAAAGAGAGGCAAATTGAGAGACATAGGCAAATGATTGCCGAGCAAATAGCAGGTTTTAATTCAAAAAATAATGAAAACGATGGAAACAATAAACCTATTCAAGGCTTTGACCGAAGAACAGAAATGAATGGTAAGGAATTACTTTCAGACGGGTAATGCACCTGTATCTGTTAGTCAGATTTGGATTCGGTATTGAAGAATGAAGAATCAATGAGAGACGATACCGTTAGCAGAGTCTCAACTAAAGGATTTGAAAGAAAAGCAAAAGGAAAGCTACAAATGGAGAAAGGAAAACGAGATAGAAACGTGATATAGGCTTATGAGAAATGAGAATGGTTGAGTTGGTCACTACATCTACGAAATCGTAAACATCAAGGAGTGGGAAAATGGAAGAACGCTCCAAATCGGTTTCCAAGATTATGACCCCGCTACCCAAAGACCAAAATGGAGACATAGTGTCTTGTTCGAGGAAAAAGCAAATCCCGAATATTTCGAATACTGCCTAAAGAGATTTGCTAAGGGGGAATCCGAATACGAAAAACCTTTTACTCCTAAACCTTTCTAACAATGAATGAAAGATTACGAAAGGCTATTAAAAACTTCAGAGATTGAACTGACGAATGGGAGGACAGGCAGGAGTTGGAGTATACGTTTGGGGATTACATTCAACAAATGTTTCGACGTGATTGTAACGAAAAATGAATCAATGACGATAATGAGATTGAGGAGCTTTGGAATGCTAATTGACCAGATTACATCAATTCTAAATTAGAAGATTTACTTTGTAATTAAATATGGAAATGACAGACAAAACATTAGCCGATAAGGCTATCGACATCAAATGAAAATCCTACGTCCAAGTAAAGGACAGGATTCAGTATCTTTCAGACAATTATGACGGAAGATACAGTATGGAGTCAGATTATGACTATTACCCAGAAAGAAAACTTTGGGTAGTAAAAGCTAAACTGACTATTTGGGACGAGAAACACGAGCATTGCTGTGTTTACACTTGATTGGCACAGGAGATTGAGAGTGACGACTACAGAAAAGTTAACTTCAGTAGTAGTCTCGAAAATGCAGAAAGTTCTGCACGAGGTAGGGCTTGTGCGAGTTTCGGATTAGGAATCCAATGTGAGTGAGGTATTGCTAGTGCTGACGAGGTTGTGAAAGCAATCAATAGAGGAAGTGCTTTTGAATGACCTTTTACAGACAAGAAAGAGACGCCAAAGGAGGCTAAGTGAGATTGGTATGAAAAAACACTTAGCAATACAAAGTTTATGACAGAATGTCTCGACGAATTGGATTTTATGAAGAAAATTAAGGCAAGAGTTACCGAAATTTGAGAGAAAATGACCGACGAACAGGAGAAAAATCTTAGAATAGCGTATAATAACGCTATTGCTATGAAAGATTTAGACCTACCTATCGAGTAATTTATTTCTTTACATAATGGAAATGACAGAAACAAGTTTAGCAAAGCTAACTCCTGTAGCAGATGGTGTGTTCGATATACAGCTACAAAGGGGAAAACTTCTTATAGAAGTGCAAGAGGCTGAAAAGGCGTTAAAAGAATGCCCAGAATATTTGGCTCTCGAGGAAAAGAAAAAACAACTTGCTGAATATGAGGAGAGAGAAGAACATATTAAGCAAGTTATCTTGGACTCAATGATGGATAACGATTTGAAGTCTATAGAGTTTACTTATCAGAAATTCACAGTTAAGAGTAATCCTCCATCGGTTAAAATTATCGACGAGGAGCTTATCCCTAAAGAATACAAGAGTGAGAAAGTAACCGTTACTGTGGATAAGAGGAAAATTAAAGACGCAATTCAGAATGGTTGAATTGTTGATGGTGCAGAGTTAGAATGTTCCCATTCTTTAGTTATTACTCCTAAATAATGATAGATTTAAAGATTGAAAAAAGAAAAGTTCCTTGATTCCCCACAGCATTATGTTGTTTCTTCTACTATGAAGATAGGGGTTATTATGCCGACCTAGCATACGTTACAGATAGAAAATGTAACGAAATGATGGTATTTCCCGCTAATGTAATACAAAAAAAGGTATTAGATTGGGGCGATTTATATAAAGAGGACTTCCCAAAGATTTCTGTAGAGAATCTTGTGGAATGAATCGACCATTTTATCACTAAAGTATTAAAAAATGCCAAAGAAGAAAACTGTTAATGAAAAAAATTCAAACCAAAGACCTAATGTTACAAAGGAATCTTTGGAAACAGAAAACCGTAGATTGTATAATGAGAATGTAGATTTATACAATGAAAACGTATGTCTCAAAAATCAATTATGAGATTTAAGGAGCGGTGTTATAGAATTAAATGAAAAAGTCGAGGATTTGGAGGAAATGAACAGAAAATTAATAGACGATAATGAAGAATTTTTAGACGATAATATCGCATTAGTACATCACTTAGAAAAAATGAAAAGAGATAGGACAGTTCGTATTTTAGAGATAACTTTTATGTGAATTGTCTTAGTGTTTGGGGCTGTAATGATGTATATTGGGATTAAATAATCCTTTGGAAAGCACCTGCCATTAAAGAGGGCGAGAGCGGTAAGCTGTATCAGTAATGAACAGCGGGTGGGTTTTTGGAAACTCCCAATCTCCATTGTTTTTATCCTCCTCATTAAATCCGCCACCTAAGCCACGCATTAGGTTTTGTAAAAGTAAATAAAAGTCATAGGTCAAACAATCTTGATGTAACTTGCAAATTAGCCATAGCTAGGGCGTGGACTAGCAATATAGCGGGCATTTAGAAATACGATTTTCCCATCAAATCGTAGGGAGTGCGAATCTCTCGCCCGCTACCTTTAAATGAGAATCTGTAGATTATGAAACAGAGTGAGATTATTAAGAATATATCTTATAATCAAACAGAGATACTAAATAATATTGGTAGGTTATATCTATGAACTAATCAATTTGATTGTGATATGACAGCTAGTACGTTAAATTTCTATAAAGATTGAATCCCATTGCCTAAATATTTATTTGATGTCTGTCCAACGAGAGAAGATATAGTGAAGATAGAGCCACTATGACCTTTGCCATTAAATGATGGGCAGATACATTCGATAGTTATTGACCTGCCATTTGTTATAGCACCACACAAAGCTCCATCTCTGACAACTGAACAGAAAGAGTGAAGTAATATAATCTTAAAGAGATTTACAACGTATAATACGGCAAGAGAACTATACGAAAGTTACTTCCACCGATTAAGTGAGGCTTATAGGGTATTAGATAACAATGGTATATGTATATTCAAATGTCAGAGTAATATCAGTAGTGGGATAAAACACAATGTGGAAGAATATAGCTTTATGTGTGGGGAGGAGGTGTGATTCATAATGATAGATAAATTCACACTAATAGCCAAGAATAGAATTATATGAAGAATGAGAGAGCAAAAACATTCAAGAAATTACACTTCACAGTTCTTAGTCTTTCAAAAGAGGGAGAGAAAGAAAAATGAGATAAGGTATGCGACATTATTTTAATCAGAGTTATAGGAGATGTTAAATGATATTAGAAAATCATTATTACACATCAAGAAATGGCAAGTGCAAAACGACGAAATGGATTCTAAAACAAAGTTTATTTATGAATGTAGTAGTTATTTAGAGGTTATATCGTTAGCAGACCATTATTGAGTGAGCTATGAATATGCCTTATGCAGGCGATACAATTTCGCCACGAGTAAACAATGTGAGGAAATATTCTGTAAGTATTGAGCTGTCCCAGAAGTGAATGAGAAAGACCACGATATAGACTTCTATATAAATGGCGTCCCATTCGACTTGAAGTTAACAGTATTGAGTAATCAATACCATTGACCAAAGCCTGTGTGAAGAATATCTAAAAATAAATATATACAGCGATTAAGAGAAAACGCTAGTACAGAGTGAAGAAGTTGAAACAATAACAGATTATATATTGTAGTAGGTAGCAGGGAGGAGAAATCAGATTTTGTTAGAATAGATAAAGCAATTTGTGAATATATGAACTATGTAAAAGATAATTGATTTAATGAGATAGACGGTATAAAGAGTGATGTAATTTATTTAAGTTAATTATACTTATGAGAAAGAAGAAAATAGAAAAGAAATTTGAATATGTGCAACGACCAGATTTGCCACAAGTTAGGACTTGGTTTGATTACAGAGATGGCAAATGGCATAGAATATGGTTTAATAGCAAATGAACTATCAAAGAAGAAATATTAGATAAGGAAGAAGATACATATTTGTATAGTTAATCAGATTTATATTTTAATTCAATATATGAAAACTTGTTTGGTATGTGGACACCCATCTGGGAGGTGTAAGTTTTGTAGTCGTTGTAGATACGAAAAGAACAACGCAAGTGCTATTATTTCCCAGAATGCTAAAAAATTAGTGATTTTATTCAGAAGTAAGTGGTTGAATCCGTCTTGATTCGAAAAATTCCTAATTTATACGGAAAACATAACTAAATATTGAAAAATTTTAATGAAATTCAAAACAGCTGACGAATTAAGAAACTTAATAGTAGTTAATAACTACTCTGACAAATAGTTTAATATTAATCAGATTCGATTTTTCTATTTTCTTATGCGTATTTGTGATAAAATCACATATTTTGTTACTATTCGTTCCATAGTAGTGAATTTCCTTTATGACATAAGTGTTTTACATCTTATGTATAATTATGGAACTGAAAACAGAGCATTTCTTTGATGGAGATAAGTTAAGTATGCCTAAACTTATGTCCCAAATATCACAACACCCCCAAGATATGGAGAGGATTTTGGATTTTGTTATTTCTAAAGTTAAACACTTTACTGAATTTGAAGTTAAAAAAGAGCACCTCAAAGAAAAATACGACCATAAGTTAAGAGACCTCTATGCCGAATATATGGAGGAATAATTTTTATATTAAAAAATGCTATCAATGAGTTTTATGGACTTTATAGGCTCTCTTAAATGAGACTTCTTAAAAAGTAGATTACTAGCAATGGGAATAGAGCCACACAAGTTGGAATGAGTAGATTTTAACGATATTAATCAGCTAAATATGTTGGCAGAGAAGATTGTGCCAGATTTAATTAAATCTAATCCAAATGTAGCCAATCTTATTAAACAAAATAGCTCTATGTTGGGGGCAGATAAACAAAAGGAGGTAGTAGAGGTTATAGACAAGATATAAAAATTTGGTGGCTAGCATAACCACAGAAAAACCAGATTTTTATTTCTATTTGTATAGCCGATGGACAATACAACGTTTTGAGGAATGGGTACTTGGCTCATAATCCTAATCCTATTCCTATTTATGTGAAATGGATTTGGTGGTTTCGGTGGTTTAGGTAACAATGCTACAGCGTGGTTATTAAATGGACAAAACAATAATCACGATAACACAGTTGACATTATAAATAACAACACGCAATGGCAACAACAGTTATCAGCCCAACAGAATCTTGCTAATCAAACAAACTTGATAACACAAGGTTTCTGTAATACTAATTCCAATATAGAAAAAGCTATCCTACAGGGACAGCAAAACACAGCAAGCATTATAGCGTCTGCAACAGCTAACACTCAAAAGATTCTTGATATGATGTGTGCCAACGAAATCACTCAATTAAGAACAGATTTAGCAGAGGCTAAGTTAGAGGCTAATAATGCTCAACAATCCACTTATTTGTTAAGTAAGCTCGCACCTTACCCTACACCTAGTTGGATTGTTAGTTCTCCATACACATCTATATATCCTCCTACAACAGCTACAGCGTCAAGTTAGTATTGACTTCGAGGGGTAAATATTTATAGTGTATATGTTAATGGGTAGGGGTATCCATTAGCACCCATAATTTCTTAAATGGGTATAATGTAAAAGGAGAAACGGGAGCTTTAGAGCCCCCGTTTTTCTATTTTCTCCTTTTTCTTCAGAATCAATCAATTATTACACGACTTTTGTTCTTAGATTTCCTTAAAGATTCATTATGAAACAGATTAATGTCGTCGTCAGAAAAAACTTGATAATATTTTCTGCTTTCGTCTCTTGGAGGATAGCATTGTAGCTGAATTTGGTTTAGAATGGCTTGTAATCAAGGGACTTTCTTTATATTATCTACCTTTTCTTCATTAAAATAAATCTCGTCAAAGATTCGTCCGTCGTCATAATGGGCGACGATAGCCAATCTGTATCAGAGAATGTCTTGAATGTCATTATATACTTCCTCAAAGGCTGTTTCACAGAAAGCTGTGCGTCTTTCGTTTCTTGTAGCCTCTAATCCCGCTCTATATATGCGAGAGTCTTCACGAGATAAATAACGGATACATTCCCTTTTTCAGACCTTAAATGTGATAAGCTCATACATATCACGATGTCTACGGATACAATCTTTTGTAGTACCCTCCATTTTAATAACGTCAACTTGTTTGTAGGCGTGTAGCATTTCTTTTATTTAAGATGTAAAAATCTGCACCCAAAATATATAAAAAAGGAATAAAAAATCAATTAATTTTCCATAAATTTTCCCAAAATTTTCCAAGAAATTTCTCAATCTTGCAAAATATAAAAAGTCAATTATCGTAAAATTAGATTTATATATTTCCAACAGGAATGGACGTAGTAGGTTTTATAAAACAAGTTCGTGACGATACACATACAAGCGAGTATCAAGTATCAGATAGTCAGATTTTAGGCTATCTAAATGAGATAAGGAATGATGTAGCAAATGATATAATTGCTCGTGTTAATGAAGATTTCTTCCGAGATGTTTTAACTATAGAATGAAGTACGCAAGAATGAATCAATGAATATTCTTTAGAAAAATGTACTTCAACTAATTTTGGAGTCAAAAAGGTAAATTCTGTGGAGATAAAGTGGCACAACGATATGCCTTTCTGCCTATTAGACCACAGGAAGAATACAAGCACACACTTAACAATGGACGAATTAAACAATCTTCCAGAAAGTGAGTGATTTTTTGATATAAACGACTCTAGTATCTTCATTTATCCTGCTCCTACAGAGCAAGTAGAATGAGGAATCAAAATGCAAGCAATAGTCAGCTTGTTAGATTTGACATTAGAATCAGAAGAAAAAGATTTCTTTCCTTGACATAGTGAACTCCGTGAATACATACCTGTTTTACAGTATGGAGTAAATGCGAGAGTTTTCAGAAGAAAGAGATACCAAACGGAGGCACAAGAGGCTGACGTTAAATATAATGCAGAAAGAGAAAAGATGTTATCTCAACTCACAGATAGATACAATGAGCCATTAGAGACATCTTTACCGTGAATAAGAGAGAGTTTTATGTATTAAGAATCAGTTTTGAATGGACGATTTAGAATTATATCTTAATCAGTTTAACGGAGGGTTATCTTCAGACGAGTACCTAACTCCAGATGGTGCTTGTTTTGATATGGAAAATGTGGATATAAACCATTCAAGTATGAGTATAACTGCTAGCGGTTGTTCGTGAGGTGTAATTAATTCAAGACCAGAATGAAGAACTATTGCTGTAGCCCCTTTTGGTACAGAATATGTTAGTTATGATTGAATCATAGAAGACGCCTCTGCACACGGTTGAAACGTTTATCCTTGAAGTTCCAGAAGACCTTGCTTATTCTGTATGCCACAAGTGTGACCAAAACTATTAAACTCCAACTGAACTTCTGTTATTGGTCACGCAAGAAACGACGAATTAAAGGGAGCAGTAAGAGGAAATGTTTGAAGTAAGCCATTCTGGTTAGTGATGGGTGCAAAAATGTTTAGTTTAATTGACCCAGACGCATTGAGAATACCTATTGAGGAAGATAATCAAATGTCTAGCCTAAGCGATTTTATTTTATGAGAGGGTTGGGAAATAACATCTTCTTCTGTGGTGTCTTGACAGGATTGTATTAAACACACAGGTTGAACGGGTACTATAACTCTTGTTAGACCTAATCAATATTGAACATATAGTACACCTTGAAGTCATACCATAACTAACTACCAGATGTTCTATTTTGGTGTTAATAGTCACGTTAAAGGAAGTATCAGAGTTTCAGTATCAGCACCTACTGCTGTATTCAAGTGGAATACAAGCACAGGAAAATATGATTACCAAGAGACGGAGACTAGTACAAATACTTGGGATTCTATTACTCCTAATGTGGAGAGGGATTGAGAATTTTACGCATTCGCAATTAATGGTCTTGATTGAAACGCAACTTGGAGAATAACTCCTACAGACGATTTTGAGTGAGAAATTTTCTTATGAGGATTGGTAAATCAAGAAAACTATCTTACAGAAGATTGAAATAACGGAGACGCAATGCTTTCGTTGGATAACTGTAAAGTTAGTTCCCTATGAGCAGTTGGTTTAAATATGGATACAACAGACTTACAGAATAGAGTTGTTATTACAGAACGAGGAGGAAATTACGTAGCTTGAAGTTGAAACTACCTCGTTATTCTAAACTCATATATTTCTAGTAACAACTTCCAAGTTAAGCCATCTCTGGATATGGTGTTATCTACAAGTTACGAAATTATGTGAATAACGATATTCGGAGACCAAATAACAATATATGCTAATAGTAATAATAAATGATACCAAATGGTATGGGATTGAGCGTCAATCTATCCTAATTATACCTATGTTTGGGAATGACAGACTTTTGAAACTGTTATATCTTCAATGGGGTATGATTATGTAACTGTTCGCTCTGCTAGAAATACTATGCAATATTATGTAGTCAGTTGACCTAACAGAAATATGATAGGGTCAAGTGACTTTTTCAGAAGTAGAATCAGAGGGGTTGACTCTGGAATGACAAAAGAGAAAGCAAGAATGCTTACTGTAAGAGACGACCAAGAAATCTGGGGTAAATTATGAATAATGCGGTGCTGACAGCCTGTATTCGCTACTCTATGAGGAGATTTATTGGTTTATGGTAGTAAAAAGTCTTGATTCGGTAATGCTCGATATAAACCGCTTTCAATAGGACGTGTTTGAACTACAAGTAGCCCATTTGCTGAAGTTGATTGTTTATGAGCTATAAGCGGTGGTTGAATCTGAATTTATTATACAAGTTGAAAGTGAAGTCATTGTTGGAGAGGGGTTTATAAGTGATATTGGAATGACGACACATTTACGCCAACAAACTACTTTACTAGACGGTTTAGTTACACTCTAAACCCAATCATTTGAAGTCACTTTACGGAGAAAGAGATAGATAAGTTCTTTGTTTCCTATAAATTGCCTAATAATAAGTGGAAAATCAGCCTATATGCTAAGGTTGACGACGATACCTTTTGGAGATTTAAGCCAAGAGACGAAGAAGTAAACATATCTAAGTGAGATATTTATTTGATATGACAGCCATCTCTTTATGAGGAGAATCTTGAAACAGTTGAATATATGGAAACTGTGGACGGTTGGTTAATCTTCCGTAGAAACTGACAAATGAGGAGAGAATATTCGGGAACATCATATTTGACTAAGATGGAATGAGAATGAGACGAAGAAATAAGATTTATAGAAGTAGATAATTGGAATAAGGTTTGAGAGCTTAGATACAACGGATACGACCATAACTATGAGAATTTGATTAATTCACAGGTTGATAGTAAGCTCCCATTCTTTCATAAAATTCAGTTTAAGATAGTTTGTGAATGTGTGGACGGAATATCGTGAGACGTATCATATAATGTACCTCCAGAGATTTACAACATTTATATACCATTAAAACAGCATACAGTATGATAAAGAAAAAAGCCTATGAAAAGCAAAATTTCAAGACGCTGTACGATAACCAAGCAGAAATGGTTAAAAAACAGGGAGATTTTTCTCAATATGGCTTTGAAGAAGAATATTGATTTAGTAACAGAAGATTAGATGTTAAGAGGCAGGCGAGAAATATATTTGACTTTAGGGGGGCAGATGTATTTCCAACTGAAGTAAGTTGAAACCAAGTGGATATAACACTCCCTAAGTGAAATTATTTAGTTGTTTGTGTCTGGCAGACAACAAGCAGTAATGACGCTATGTGAGTATATGTTAATAATGTTCTAAGTTATAAGTTTAGTTGAGGGTCAACTATATTTATTCAAGCAATAGATAGTGATAATTCCCAATTATCATTCAGACCTATATCTAACACGGGAACTTGGACATATAAACCTTTATTTATTTCTATATAATATATAGATGGCATACAATTATACTAAGATTAAAGAGGCTTATGAGCAATTAAACGACGCCCAGAAAAAGCAGTTTGACTCTGAAAACAAGAGTAATGCTAACTATCAGAGATTCATAAAAGAATATCAAGAGGAGCAAAGCAAAATTTCTGCGTCTACTAATAAAAACACCCAAACTTCTTCTAATAATTATGAACATCAAGGGGCGTGAGTTTATGAATATAATCCTGCTACGTGATATTATGAAAATAAGAGTGACACATCAAAGAATACTGTAAATCAGAATTTAAACACCAATACAAATAAATCTACTAACACCAATACTAACACGAATAATAAAGTTGTGTCTGACGGTTATTATGACCAAAATAATAATCTACATATTACTAATAATGACGGTAGTACACAAGTAATTCCCGCAGGTCAAACTTCTGGTTGAACAAAGACACAGCAGGGAACACAATGAGGTCAATCTGGGCTTTCAGCTGACGGTAAGACCTACACTTTCCAAGAGTGATATGAGCCAATATATCCAGAGGGAACTATTGTGTCAGACAAATCTACAGGAATTGCTAATCAAGGAAAATTACAGCAGAAATCACAGACACTCACATACCAAGAGGATAGTGAGGACAGATATAATCAGATTTTAAACAACTTGGAGAGGATTTATGTATCTAATCCAGAATATTTTACAGATAGAACAACATTTGACGCAAACTTCCAATTAGACCAACGTTCTATTGGACAGCAAAAGTTAATGGTTGAATGGTTTTATCAGAAAAAGAAAGAGCAGAACGATTACGATACTGTTTCTGGATTAAATAGTGGAGAAAATGTTTACGACGCAGTAAATGGTGGTTGACTTACATACGACCAATTAGACTTGTTGAAGTGAACAAATCCAGATTTATATTCAGAATATTTATCTATTACGCAGGATAAAGTAAACTTAGCAACAATCAATAATGACCCTGCTATGTTCTTTATTAATAGTATGCCAGAAACATTAGAAGATTTGAGAAATGAGATAATGGCTACTATAGGAGAAATGAATTGATATAAGCCACGAGCATATATGTTAGAGCTCTACGACGACGCTAACTATTATAGAGTTAGAAATCGTGTAGAAGAATCTACGGCTAATGCCTTAGAAATAAAAGCAGAATACGATAGCATAGAATCTACAGTAAGGTCAAGATTAGAATGAACAGGTGCTAGCAAGGCATATATAAATGCTTGTATCGCAAGGGAGCAAAACGATATGATTCCAAGAGTAAATACTGCTTATGCTCAATTACAAGCAGATACAAGTAATTATAATCTCCGACATCAGAGTGTGGAAGATAAATATGGGGCTTATATAGACGAGGCAAATTACGAAATTAATAAGTATAATGCACAGGTTGGTGCGTTCCAGACAATGTGGAATACTTATAAAGATGTTGCCCAATACGATTGGAATTATAAGCAACAAGTTAGATTGGCTAAATTACAAGAGAGTTACAATAATCCTAAGATTGATTCAGACGACCCAGACGAGGCAAGGAGAGCTCTAAAGCAAGCATTACAAACTTACTATGATACTTACTGACCAATCATTAAGAGAGATATAAATAAGGTTATGGAAGATATTTATGCTTACGCAAAGAAAAATTGAGTAAGTCTATCTACGGCTCTACAGAAAGACTTTGTAGACCAATTAGAGGCTAAGTCAGAATATAAAGAATTACAGAAACAATACTTATACGGTAGAGAATATCTTTATTCTAAACCTTGAACAAGCTCTAGTTCTAATAGTTCTTCTAGTTCTTCTGCGGGGGGAGCAGGTTGAAGTGTTTATGGAAGTGGCGATAATTGGTGGCAACAGACTTCTAATGTATCTTCTTCTACGGCGTCTACTGAAAAGGTTGAGAAAGCTGTATCTGAATTAGAAAGCCGTGTATGAAATCAATGAGGAACAGACGAAGATTTTGTAAATAGTTATTTAGAGAGCTTATGATTATGAAGTGATAATATTAAATCAGATTATGACTCAAAGGTTGATTTAATAAATGATTATACGCCACAAGTTTGAAGTATCGCTATAATAGATTCTGAAAAATGACGTGTATGAGTTGTTTCAAAGGTAGATAGCTCTACTTGAAAGATTAGTATTATAAGTAGTGACGCTTATGGAGATGGTAAAATCCACGAAGTAAGTAATTATGATTCGAGCGATATTAAATGATACATAAACCCATCTAAAGCTCTAACTTTCCAAGAGTTTAATGGCTCTTTACCACAAACAGAGTTTACTTCAAAAGAGGGTAAAATTTTAAGATTGAATCAATACGGATATTTGGACGCTCTTATACCACAGTATAAGGAATATAACGCTAATGGTTGAATCTCGTCGTCTGTGGCTTGACTAACTGAAACATTAGAATCAAACGGTGTATCTTGAAACGACTTTAGAAGTCAAGCACAGAACTATAGTAAATTTGGAGCGGAGGCTCAATCATATTTGAATACTTTGGTCGACGAATTGAATCAGATTACATACCTTTATGAAAATGTTGGTAATTATTCTCGATTAAAAAGAGGATTGTGAGGAGAATCTAACGCTTGGTATCAATCTTATTTGAATCTTATTAAGAAACTAACATTGGGTTACTTTATAGACTTAAAATCTCAATGAGCAACATTTGGGTCTATGACGGAGTGAGAATGGAAATTGGTTTGAGAGGCGTCTTCTATAATCGCAGGTTACCAAGACGACGTACGGCTTAACAAGGAGAATATTATGAATGAACTCGAAGTTATGGCACGTAATTTGAGCAGAATTATAGAGGGTATGCCAAGTTATCCATATTCTTGATACGCACCTGTATATTCGTCTAATAATCCAGAAAACGGTGCGGGTAGAACATAATTTATATTTATAATCATTTTATGATGGCAAAATCATTCGCAAAAGTATTGAACACAACAAGAAGTCTTAACAGGTCAGCTCAATGGGACGACCAAGACAAGAAAGCTGTTAAATCTGCCATAAACGATATTATGGAGTGAGGAGATGGTTGAATGGAGGAATACAATCCAAGTTTGATTAGCAAGGTTGCTAGTTCTCTTGCATTTGTAAGTGACAAGGCTCACGGTAGTCCTACAGAAGTTGAGTATGAATCTATGCCTACAGATTTAAAAGACGATTTGTCTTATATTGCAGAAAATAGATTAAACCCTAATGGGTCTATGACGAGAAGTAATCTTGTAGAGGAGGCAAAGACTTTGTGAGTAAAGTTGAGTGAGAAAGAATTGGACAATCTAGAGAAAAATCCTTGAAGACAGACAAAATATATCTCTATAAAATGAGCGAGTTCTTCTATAAATACAGAAACAATGACGGCGTCTATTGGGACGATGTTTAATGACGTAAAAAGCGGTACAATATCTAACAAACAACAATTAAAGACCAGATTACAAAACATATTAGAGGTTGATAACCCAAATCATTTAGATTATCTGGTTGACGATTTGTGGGTAGATTTACATAAAAATAGGTCAACAGCTGAACAAATCGCTCTTATTAAAGAAAATTATGGAGAATTGTTTTGATATGAAGATAGAACAGCGTGACAAAAGTGGAAGACGGCGTGAATAGGAACTGTAGATGGTATCTACAGAGAATTTTGGAACTGAATGAGTTGGTTAACAAAAAACACACCAGAAATTCTAAACGTTTGAGTATGAGCTACATTGGCAGGGAATCCTGCAACATTGCCATTAGTTCTTTGGGCTTATAATTCTAAAGATGTAGACCAAGATACACAGGATATGATAGATACAACGAGGGCTACTCTATTATGAAAGTGAATGCGTGATATAATCACTTGATATAAAACGCTCGACGAAATGATGGATAGTGCGTGAGATTGGTTAAAATGAATGGCAGAGTGAGGTGTTAAATTTGCTATGGACGAAAATTATAGTAGGGGTAAGAGAGCTTTGGAAGATTCCGCAGAGGGTAAAGTATGAGAATTTATGTGAGGGCTTACTGTAGAAATGATGGCTACAGAATTAGTATGAGGTATGATTGGAGAAATGCGGGGAGGAGCAACTGCTGTTAAAAATTTGAGTTGATGGGATAAGTTCTTCTATAAAATGACAAAAAACACGGTAGAATGAGGAGCTTTCTCTGCTGTAAATAATGCGTGAGAGGATATGTGAGCAGATATACTTTTCTTTGATTTATTATGACTTGCTTGAATGTGATTCTCTGCCTTATGAGAAACTTCTCCTGTTAAAACTTTTATGGCAAAAACATTATCTGGAGGTAAGAAAGTGTTTGATAAAATGATTAAAACAGCCAGAGAATGAGGAGAAACTTGGTACAAGAATGCTAAGAAAAAGGTAACAGATTTAATTATAAATGTTTTACCAAAAGGAACTCATAGTGCAGAAGAAATATGAAAGTCTGCAACAGAAGAATTAAATCTATTATCGGAAGATAAGAAAAAGTTATTAGGTTTCATTGAGGGAGAATTTGAAAGTAAATCAGCTAATGATGTATTGAAAGAAATCTTTTGAGGGACTAAAAACGAAGTGCAGGCTTATTGGGGACGTTTCTATTCAAAATTAGAATGAATTTGAGGAAAAACGGAGGCAGAATTAAGAGCAGAATGGGAGGCTTTGCAGGATTTATATAAGAATAAGGTGCAGAAGTTTACTGCGTCACAGCTAGAGCGTATACGTTCTCTATGAGATACTGTAGTAGAAAGGTATAAGCAGGTTACGTGAGCTTTGTCAAATAAGGCAGATTCTCAAGAATTCCATTCTTACTTAAATCCATTAAAGGAGCAGATTCAAACAATCTATAAAGATAATTTGAATAAGATTAAATGAAAATTGTGAGGAATAAGGAATACAATCAAGAACTGAAGTAAATGAGCTGTAGATTCTACAGAAAAAGAGTTGGCAGATTTATGAAAAGATGTCTTGGGAGAAGATTTAATGAGCGATACTTTCGGAGACTTACACGATATTGACTTACAGATGTCTATATTGACAGACTTTAGAAACGCTATTGAATGAAAGATTTGAGAGTCATTCTGGGACAGAGTAAAGAAAAAGGGATTGGTTACTTTGCTTGGTTGAAGTCTTGTTGCGTGAACTGACTATCTTAGTGATTGAGACATAAATCCGTCTCCTTATTTGGTTTCTGTTGCTTTGTTGGGATTATATGGAATTAGTAGTTCTCCAGAAGTTATAACAACATTTGCCTCGCTTTATCAGAGAATGAGTAATGTTGAATTGGCTCATTTCTTCAAAGCTCTCGACGAATGAACATTAGTAACAACTTCAGAAAAATTATGAGTAGATTCTTTAGTATCAGATATGCACAAGATATTGTATACAGATACATTTAAGTGGTTAGAGAATAAGTTGTCTGGTAGGGATTTGGAACATAAGCCATTACCTAAATATGCAAAGAAACAATAGAATTTTCCATAAATTTTCCATAAATTTTCCAAAAAATTTACAAGACTTGTTTTTAATTCATTCAGCCTTAACTTTTTAATAGAATTTATCATTGCTAGGGTAAATGGACAAAAGAGAATTAAAGCAGAAAATAGGAATGAGTGAGGAAGAAATCTTGGGTCAGATTAAGGCTGAATTTGAGAGTTCTTCAGATTTCACTTCGCAAAAAAGAGCTTTATATGAGAGGAGAAAGAAACTCTATAACAACATAGAAGACCAAGCTAATAAGGTCTATTCTAAGTTGCTTTTCTCCGTTACTGAAACTTTACTCGCTCTCTACGTAAAAGATAAGCCAACAGTAAATTTTGTTATAAATAAAGATTACTTTGAAGATGTTGAAGAAAACATCAAAAAGGTGGCTCAATCAGATTACGAAAGAATGAAAATGGAGGAAAGAAAGGAAAGAACGCAATTTAATAAGTTCTTTTATTGAGTTGGTATAGAGGTATTTGACGGTTTTGACCAAACACAAAAAACTCCAGAATATCTCGTTATATCTCCAATGCTTTGGATTTGTGACCCACATCAATCTATAAATAGACCTGCTAGATTTCACGGATTCGAGTTTAAGGCAAAGAAAGAAAGTCTAACTAAAGAAAATGGTTATTTTAATATAGACCAAATTCAGCAGGGTAACGAAAGTGAGCTTATGCACGACGATAAATGGAGTAGTCAATCACACAGATATTTGACTACTGCAGATTATGACGATACAGATTGCGACATAAACATTTACCATCATTATACAATTCTTAATGGTGTAAAATGTTTGTGTACGTTGGCAAATGATAAATGATTGTTGATTAGAGTACAGGAAATTGAGCCAGAAACAGACGAGGAGAAAAAAGACCATAGCTTAATTCCATTTCCTGTAGTAGTTAGGAATTGGGTAAGTTGTGACCGAGACCCACGAGGAATCTCTTTGTGTGATATGTTGGAAGATAAACAAACTATGACGCAGTTGTTCTTAAACTTAAATAAAATTAAGGCAGAACACGAGGCTTGGGGAGATATATTTATGTATGACCCAAATATTATAGAAGATATATCACAGCTTAAAACTCCAAGTCTCTGACCAAAATTTGTTAAAGCTAGTTGATTAAATAGCGGTTGAACTCCTATAGTAGAAGTACCTAGAGGTCAGATTAAAACTGACGCTTGGAATATGCCATCAGTATTGAAGAATCAAGCGTTTGCTGACATCGGTATGGACGAACGTAGTTTATGAGTTACTACAACAAGTTATGTAACGGCTACTGAAAACCAGAGAGTACAGGAGAACTCGAATCTACGTCAACTCTTATGATTCAAGAGAGACGCAAGAGCAGAGAAAGTCTTTTGGAATCTGTGGTATAGAAGTTATCAAGAGAACTTCGTTGGTAAAAAGGATTTCACTATACCGTGAGCTTGGGCAAATACACACTTTAGTTTCTCTGCACAAGATTTCTTGATATATAGCAATTATTATGTTGAGATAAAGACAGTATCAGAAATCGAGGAAAGCAACGAGAGAACTAAGTTGGAAATGCTCGCTCTAAGAGACGCATTCTTAGCAGACCCTAATAAGTCAGAGTTGGCTAAGAGATGTTTCGAGAGAAAATTATATAGGTTACAAGGTTTCGACCGAGACGAGATTATGACCCGAGTACCAGAGAGCTTTGAAGAAATGCAGGCTAAAATTGATTTGGAGTTTATAAATAGAGACGAAGACCCAGAGCCTATAAGAACGTTAAATGAAGACCATCTAACTTTCCTACAGATTTATAGTAGGGCTAAAGATACGGACGCAAAGGCTAAAGCCATAAATAAAAGGAAGTATGCCTTGTTATTGGTAAGGAAACAGCAGGCGTGAGTTATGCCAATGCAACAATGAGCACCTGCCACTTGACAATGACAAATGGCAATAAACAACTTAACGGATATAGCCAATTCGCAGAACAAATCACAAATCCTATCAAGTCTAATGGGACAGCAGATGGAGTGAAAACAGGCTAATTCTTTTAGTGATATATTATAAAGATGGAACTAACTACAAAAGAAAGAGCAGAAATTATGGATAGCTTTACACGTTCGCAAGCGTGGGCTATCTTAAAGGAAGTGTTGGATAGGGATATAGAAATGTTGGAAAAAGATTTGTTGAATCCTGTCTGCGACGCAGAGAAGAATAAGCCCTATTTCAATGCTTATGACTTGGAAAGGAAACTATTAGCGTCATTAAAGAGGCTAAGAGAAAAGCCAGACCAAAGTGTAGCGAGTTATGTAATACAAGACACAATGAACGAAGTTACACAAAGTCAGATTTAATTAGTTTTATTTTACTAATCATATAAATGGTTGAAGTAAAAATCGCTGACGTAAACAGCATATCAAACAACGAGGCTGAACTCAACAGCAAATCAAATGAGGAAGAAGAAATTGAGCAAGAAACTACTGAAACTGAAGAAACAGAGGAAGAAACTGAAGAAGAAACTGAAGAATCTTCTGACGAGGAACAGGAGGAGGAAAGTAAACCACAGAAACAAAGAAAAAGTGGTGTATCTAAACTCTTAAAGGAGAAGAATGCTCAAAAAGTAACTATCAAGACTTTAACTGACGAGAATCAAGCTCTAAAAGAAGAAGTTGCGAAGTTAAAAGAAGAAAAAGCCCCACAATCACAAATTGACGAGGCAATGCTAGAACAAAAACTTGCTGAAAGAGATTTGGCAAGAGAGCTAGCCACACAATTTCCAGAAATTGACGCAGACGAGGCTCGTTTGTATTCAAAAAAGGAATGAGTGTCTATTGACAAAGCGTATAAGATTCTAGCCTTTGATTACGAAAAAAAGAGTAAATCAAGCACAAGTAAAAAGCTAACAGGTAGTTGAAGTTATGGAGAATCTACAAGCTACACAATGGCAGATTTAAACAAGATGTCTCCAGAGCAATACAACAAAGCTGTGGCAAAAATACAGAGTGGAAAGGCAACACTTAGACGCTAGTCACATTTATTTAATCCCTATATTTATTTTATTTAACCTTATTGAACAATGTCTATTGTTATGTGACTAAACACTATTATCAAGGAAAATATCCTTGTAAAAGAAGTGTTGAGGACTCTTGAAATGAGTCTTGTAATAGCTCCCCGAGCTAATACAAAATATGAGGGAACAATTAGAAACGCAGGAGATACTGTATCTGTACAAATTTTCCCTGCCATCTCTCATACAACAGGAACACAAGCGTGAGCTGACATTCCTAACTCTCCATTTGCTGTAACAAAAGAAGTTTTGACTACAGATACTTTAAAACAATGTAGAGTTGAAGTTACTGACTACGAAGAAATCGTAGCAAATTTTGATTTGGTACAAGAGGCGTCTAAGTCTATTAGATTAGATATGGCTAAGATTATCGACTCTTATGTAGCAGGTAAAGCAGTTTTAGGAACTCCTGCAGAACACGTTGTTACTGCAACTGTTTCAAAAGCTAACGCTTACGAAACTACAGAGCAATTAGCTGTATTATTAGACGAGGCTAATGTACCTGACGGAGGTAGAGTATTATTCGTTACTCCTGCCGTTGCGTCTATGTTAAGACAATCTCCTGTATTCGATGGAACTGCTAAAGGTCTCGATTGGAGATTAAACGGTTATATTGGACAAATTTCTGGATTTATGGTATTTAAGACTAATAACTTACCAGAAAATGTTTCAATGTTGGCTATGGACGACCAATCTGTACATCTAGTTCTTCATTGGAAAGGATTTGATGTAAGAAAAGCTGAAAAAGGATTCAGAGAAAGTATCCTTTCAGAATTTGTATTATGAGGAACTGTATTCTCTCCTAATGCACCAAGATTGGCTTATGTAACCCCCAACTATAGCCCTGTAGTGCCTGTAACGTGAGTAGAGTTAGACCAAACAGGGCTTAATCTAGGAATCTGAGAAAGTCAGACTTTAATCGCTACTGTTTCTCCAAATAACGCTACTAATAAAAATGTTACTTGGAGTTCTAGTGATAGTGAGATAGCCTCTGTAAATAACGGGGTTGTACAATGAGTTGCTGAATGAACTGCTACAATTACTGTAACAACAGTAGATTGAGGGCACACAGACGAATGTGAAGTTGTTGTAAGTGACACTCCATCTACACCTTGATTTACAAATATTGGAATAGTTGAGGATTGGAGTCAAGACAGTGTTCTAACACAGCATACTGCTAATATATATGTACAAACAACTCCAGCTCCAGACCAAGTTGACGACGAACTTGTTGTTACTTCTTCTGACGCAGATTTATTGGAGATTTATAGCGTAGAGCCATACGCTTGGGAGGGGGCAGACTTTATGGTCAGAGCAGACGCTAAGAGTTCCACTTGAACTGCAACTGTTAAAATAGCGTCAAAGAATAATCCTAACGTGTATGTAGAATATGAGATAACTATCGAACAACGAGTACCTGTATCTTCTGTTTGACAGCCAACTGAAAGTTCTGTAAGCGTTTATGATGGAATGACAGAACACGTATTTGCTGTTCCGTATTCTCCATCTAACGCCAACTACTTTAATTCGGACATCGCCGTACAAACAACTGCTTCAGAAGTAGCTTATGGTCGAGTATCTGGAAATTATGAAGACGATTGACAGATGTATGCTTATGTAAATATACAAGGACAATCAGCTTGAACTTGTGAATTGGACATCTTTGCTAGTCTAGACCCAGAGGGACAGCATTATACTGTGGAAGTTAGTGTTACAGAAAGAGTACCTGTAGAATGAATAGCATTAGATACAAGTTCTTCTACATTGGCAGTATGAGCAACTTGAACAATAGGATATACTATTACTCCTGTCGACGCCACTATCCAAGATGTAGAATGGTATTCAGACGACCAATCTGTTGCTGAAGTAGATTCTTCTACGTGAGTAATTACTGCGATAGGAGAATGAACTTGTACAATAGTTGTTAGAACTCTTGACGGTAACCATAGTGACACTTGTGCGTTAACGGTAACATCTGCACCACAGACTAACCCAATCACATCTGTGTCAAACTTATCAGCTAATAGTGTGAGTATCGTAGCTTGACAGCAAGATAACTCAATCACATTTGATTACTTACCTGCAGACGCAGACGACGATAGCACAGTAACATTTGTTTCGACAGACGATACTATAGCAACTGCAGATATTACAGGTGGAGGTCAAGGAACAGCTCAATTAACTATTGATTGATTAGCCGAATGAACTGCTACAATATCTATTTATGTAGGTTGAGTAGATTCTGGATTGGCGATTGCTGTAACAGTTACTGCACAAAATCCATAGGATACAGAATCCTAACATAAAGAGAGGGAAACCTCTCTTTTGGAGGGGTTGTATGATAGCAACAATCTCCCCAAAACAGAGGTTTTATCTCCGTGTATAATAATGGCAAGAGTAGAAAGTGAACGAAAAGGTAGAGAATGAGCTTGAATATGGAGGCGGGATTACTTCCTTGTTTTGTATGTTAATTGAGTCAGAAGTAGGGTTAAAGTACCTATTAGAGACTCGGAGTGACTAACAGAAAAGGTGGTAAAGATTAATAACGGTAGGTATTTTTATAAGAAAGATACCGAGCGAGACGGTAGAGTAATTTAATTTATATTTTGTTAAAAATGACAGACATTTCAGAAGAAACAACTCCAGAAACCCTATTTAACGAGGACTTCCCCGAGCTAGAGACCTTATCTGACGAGGCTAGAATCCTTTGTGTTGATAGGAATGAAGAAACCAATTTAATGGAGTGATACCAAGCCCCATTGTCTCTTTTGAAATGAGAGACTTGACCTCAATGACCTCAATGACCAAAATGAGATAGGGGTGCGATGTGACCATCTTGACCTCAATGAGATAAATGACCTAAATGAGACCAATGAGCACAATGACCACAAGGAAAAGAGGGAAAGCAAGGTAAACAATGACCAGAGGGAAATGGTATTGCAGATATATGGTACGAAAGGAGTTGAAAAACAACTACAGTTTATATTCTTGAAGACGACGGAACAGAAACAGAGTTCCCTATTTATGATTGAGAAGATTGACAAGGTGGTGGTGGAGACGCAGTAATCTTTACTATGCCATCTTCTTGAACAAATTGTACAGATTTAATACAGGCTGTTCTTGACGCTAAAGTTGTATTTTTAATGGAAATAGATTCGTGAAGTAACGAAATAAGATATTATTATGTTACAAGTATAAATACATCAGGCGGATATACTATTTATGGATTCACTACTAAGAATTGAGAGAGTAGACAATGTGAGCTTACAATCAATTCTCAAAAAAGTTGTACAAATAAAACAATAGTTAGTGGTATAGAATATTCATTATATGATTTTGTTACAGTTAGCTGAAGTAACTCTGTGGCTATAAGTCAGTTTTGTACAAAAATGAGTACGTGACAAGATGTTACAGTTTCTCCATCAAACTATTTAAAGCCTTGAATGAGATATATATTCAGACTTACTAATACAGATTCTAGTAACGACCACGCAATGATATTTGGTGGGCAATCTTATGTAGTGCCTGCTTGAAGTACAATCAACTTTGAATTTTTAGCTTTAAGTACATCGTCTTTAGATTTTATGTGACCAAGACTTGTATCAGCCTTGCCTGCTAATCCAGAGCCTTGACGTGTTTATTATGTAATCTAATTCTATAATGGCTATCAGAATATGAAACAGAACACCAAGAGCAATTTACGTCGGTAGTAGAACTCCAGAAGAATATAATGGAAACGAAAAAACCCGACCAGAGACGCCTCCTACTCCTGTAGGAGACGAGTATATTGAATTAAAGATTGCTGTTTGAGATAGATACCAATATAATTGATATATCGCTATTTGAATTGCGTGAGAAAACGCAGTAAGGGGGGGTGTTTGAGTAGCCTATGACCGATATATTAGTATAGATTGAGGTACAGAAACAAGATTTACGTGAGTTTCAAGGAGTAGTTGAGGATTATTGTTGGCACAATGAACTCCGTGAGAAATACATACTGTTCGTATCCGTCCTGCTACAGTTGATTATTGATGGGCGAGAGCTTTTGGTAATGGAAGTGGTAACTGTGGTAAATATATTAAAGAGATTATCCACGATAATACTTATATGTGATTTGCTGTAAGTGCAACAGAAACGTGAGACTATTTTAGATATGCTCAATATGATGGGGCGGAGATTACATCTGCACCTGCTGAAGTAATGCCTAATACGGTAACTAAAATATGAAATATGTTTAGGGCAGACCAATATCGTGGTTGTGTTTATTTACAAGACGCACCAGAGGAAGTTATGTCCTATAATTTATGATATAATAGTGATTTAGGGTCTAATTATAGGATTTATCAATATCAAAATTGTAGTTCTTTGAGAACAGCTAGTCTCTTGGCTACATATAAAGATAATTGATATGGTGGTAAATCTCGAGAGGCTAGTGACGCAAGACGCTACCAATTCGATGGTGCTTGAACAGCTTGAAGTAATATGGTTATAGATATTAGAGGAACTGTTGTGTTGCCTAATTCTGCGGGATTATCGAACTCAACTATAGCACAAATAAAAGTTTCTCCTAATTTAATAACAGCTTATCAGCAATCTTCTGTTTGGAGTGGTATAACATCTAGTAAATTCCAAGCACATACTGCGGTTTATAAGGGTGCGTGAGTTTATTGTGATTCAACTCGTGAATTAATGACTTTAAGTAGTGATTGATTGAATTGGATAACATTATCAAGCGTAGATTTAAGCTGACTTTTCCAATGGGGTAATAACTTCCCATTTGATACAAGTGGTCTTCCACAATATGTCCAATGAGAATCGGTAAGTAATGTAAAGGTAGATACGACAGGTTATTGACCTTGAAACTATTATAATAGTTCTACGTTTATTACAGTACCTACGGGAGAAGATTGGTCAAATCCTAATAATAATAATCTCTGGGGTGCAAATACAAATACTAATGTAGCGAGACAATGACCTTGTTCTAGCGGTTTCCACGTGCCATCTAGTAACGAGTGGCAAACTATAATAGCAATATTGACGGCTTTGTGAATAGCGACTCCAAGTGATATAGCCAACTATCTAAAAATTTCTTGAGATACTGCGTTTAGTGAAAGTGCGGATTGGGAAGAATCGTGAGTTTATAGGCGAAGTTCTGACGCAAAAACTTCAGATTATGATAAAGGTGCTTGCTTACATATAACAGATTCAGTAGTACCATCAGATGGTGTATCAAAGGCAAAGGCGTTACTTATCCGTCCATTTAAAGATTCTACTGAAATTGCTACCCAAGACCGAGAAATTTTATTTACTCCTACAGTATAACAATGCAAACAACGTTATTAATTCTTATTGGAACAGCTATGGTAATCACAACTATTGTGAACTTTGCTAAACCTGCTTATGAGCAATTTGTGGGTAAATGGGCGACTACCATAAATATAGCTTTGAGCTTTATTTTATGAGTTTGTGGGGCTTTTGCTGTTAGACCATATTTAGAAATAGAGTTATCATATTGAGCTTTAATATTGATTTGACTTGCTTTAGGAACGTGAGCTACAATATTCTATGATTTACTCAAATTAGTCCAAAATGCGGGGAGTGTTAAAAAAGATAATCCTGTAGAGGAGAAAGTGCCTGCAATTTGATTTGATTTATCTCCTAACAGTAAGGAAGATGTTGAAGAAGATTAAAGATTATTTTTCCAATCCTGCCGTTCGGATTACTATTATATGATTTTGTTTTGCTGTTGGGGCGACTTGGGGAACTCTTAATAGCAGAGTCGATTTAATCGAGGAAAAGGTAAACAAAATAGACGAACTAAAGATAGAAGAACAGCTAACAGCTTTACAAATTGATGTGCAATGGATTAAGTTAACGTTGGATAAAATAGAGAAAAAGATTTAGTCCCTAACCAATGGTATAATGAAACGAGAATATTGGATTGGTAAAAGTAGTTTGTGATACGTTATATACAAGGAAATTATGGAGTGAGAGAAAAAGAAAAGGTTATATCGGAATGGTAAAGTGCGGAGTTTGAAGAAATCACACGCAAGGACGTATCTAACACAGGACGACGCTACATCTGCTTTAATTCTTAGTAAAAGACAGTTATGAGTAGAAACTTGGGAAGAATCTTGTTCTTAATAGCGATATGAGTTATCTTGTGGTTTTTATTTCACGATACCGTATGATAGAAAGCATTATCAAACGATTTAATGAGAAAAAGCTAAGATTCTGGATTTTATTCTATAAGGAGAGAATGCTGAATGAGCAAAAAGGAGAAGAAAGCGACAGAATATAATCTACATCATATTTTGCCATCTTCTAGGGGTTGACTATCTAATGATACCAACTGCGAAATGATAAAGAAAACAACTCACAACGCCATTCACACACTATTCTCTAATGAGATATTCCCAGAGCAAATTATTAGACTTGCTAACTTAAACGCAAAAGCTATCAAGCCAGAAATCGTATCTCAATTAATGGAGATTTTACAAGAAAGAGACATACATAATCCAGAAGAACGATATAAGGAAGAATGTTTGCGGTTTCCTAAATATAAAATATATAAATAATGAAAGGTTATAGTCGGAGTAAGTCAGATTTTAGAGAGCTTTTATATTCTAAATATATCAATATGAATGATATAGAAATTCAAAATGGTTGTCTGTGATTATGAGATAAACCAACGGATTATGTTCTATTATCGTGAGATTTAAAAAATCTCCCTAAATTATTCAAAAAAGATAATATCAGATTCGAATATAATCAAGACGCCCAAACACGGAGTAAAAAATCCTGCACGATTTTTAGTGCTGTTGGTGGGGTATCAGATTTAGTAAATAAGGAATTTGATTTATGAGAGATAAGGGAAATCGACGAGGAATCATATAACAGAGGTAGAGTTAAAAATGAGGGACGATACGTCCAAAATGCTGTTAAATTGGTAAAAGACCGATGTAATTCAAACAAAAAATTCGTATCAGAATATGGGAAACTCGCATATTATTATGTATGAAAATATGACGACGAAACGGTAGAATGAGTTATAGATATGCTATATAATATCTGCACGGGATTCTATGGAAATTCATTATTCGTTTCAGATTATAGAAAGGACTCTATCTTAAATGGGACGGACTTTGGAGCGTCTACATTCTGACACGCTGTAAACGTTATAAAAGATGGAGTAAGGAAAGTAAAAGATAATTATAAGGGTAGGAAAACGTATGATGGTAAAAAAGACAATAATTATTATGAATTACAACATAAAATAAGTGAGATAAAAAATTTTCATACGTGAGGGTATGTATTTACCTTAGTAAGTGAGGACAATTACGAGAGAATAAACGAGTTAAATCAAGCTAAGAGTAAAATACTCCAAGTCATTCCATTAAATAGCGAAATACGACATTTTCTAAACGATACTACCTATAAAAACTTACTACATACAATGAATGACGCAAATCGTAAAAAGCTAGAAGATATTGAAAGAGAGTTGGCAAAATTAAGATAATATAAAAAAGAGAGTTGGGGCTCTCTTTTTTGTTTTATTGTAAAATGTAATAAATAATCACTATAGGGGTAAGTATAAGAATGACTATTATAAAACATTTGATTATGTCTGTCACATATTTTGTAATTTTGCGTAAGTGTTTGTTTTTAACAGAATCAAACGTATAATTCTTATCTATTAAGAAACGTTTTATAAGTATAATAATAGCATAAATAATCGCAATTCCTATACAAACGCCCCGTGTTAAAAAGATAGTTCCTAAATGTTCCATCATTCACGGCTTGCTTAAAATTGTAAAACATAATTATTATATGTTTTTTATTTTTGTTTGTCAAATTTCTTGCTATTTTCGTTATTGCTTAATAGCTGTAAAACTTTTATACGTTCCAAAATTTTACAAAACTGCTCGAAAGTCTGTATCAAATCATAGTCAAATCCGTCGTGAAAATACTCGGGGCATTCTTTTATGGATTCAATTCGTGCTTTGCTTTCAGAGTGTATAAAATTAAGATACTTATTAATTTGTGTTGTTGCTTTCATTATGGAAATTGGTTAAATATCTAAAACATTCGCCTCATAAATGACGAGTCAAGTTCTATCGCTCAATTCTTCCCAAAAATTCAAGCTCCAATCGTCTTGGTATGTTTCCTCTGTCAGTTTCTCCGCCTCTTTTATGATTCTGTCTATGTCTCATTGCGTTCTTACTTCTGCAATGTATAAATCCCCGCTCTCGTGGTCTCTTAAAATAATAGAATAAGTGTTTTCGTCCATTGTTATATAATTAATGAAAATAAAAATTTTTATTTTTAGACTTGTTTGTGTCTCGTTTCCGAGTCCATTCCTCGTCTTCTAAATACATTTTCTTGTTCCTTACGTATTTTTCTGCGAGCTCCCAAATCCTATTGTTTGGTATATATCTAAGGTCTTGGTGTTTTCCCTCCTCATAATCTGCTATAACACAAGCAATATCATAGAGATTATAAAAATCTCTATTTTTGAGGTTTCCCCTTAAATCTTTTGTAAGTTTCATTGATTAATTAAATATATGATAAAAATTGTAAAATCACTTTAGAAAAGTGTTTGTTTCTTTCATTGTTCTAAAACAAATCCAATTTGAATTGACGCCCGCTCTGTCGTCTATTCAATTACGATTTTTATAAATCCATAATTTGAATTTAAAATCATTTATATTTATTCTTTCAATGAAAATTTTTCCCTTTCATTGTAAAAGGTCGTTCATAGTCTTAACGTTATCTTTTAGGTCGGTATAGGTTATTCTCATTTCTCTTGTAGTTTATTATATAAAAAGTAGCTTGGTCTTCTTTCTTGTAGTTTATTATATAAAAAGTCCCGAATAAAATCGTCGTCAATATCTTTCTCGTCATAGCCGTCCATTAAGGCATATTCATAAATGTTTCTATGTAGTATTTCCATAAGATAGTCTACATTATACATTTCCATATATTTTTTAAATTTTTCCATTTTTTTGTAAAAAAGAATATAAAAATTATTATTCCATAAATCGTTTATGGTCGTAATCTAAAACATAATCCATCGCTTGTTTTTTGGTGTATCGTTTTTCCGAAAAATCATATCGAAATTTAGTATATTTCGGTGCTCTTAATATGGCTTTTATCGTTAAACACATATATTGTTTACCATCGGAAAAAGTCAGACTTTCTCCCATCATTTCGTGGGCTTGCTGTAAAAGTTTATAACTTTCACAATTCTCGGGTAGTGTAAAATACTTTACGCCCCCGTTTTTTAGTCAAATTATAGTTTCCATCAGTTAAAGTATAAAAAATCTAAAATGGTGTTTCTATCGTTCAGTATGTTTCCTCGAAATTTTGCTTATAATCCTCGTTTAGGTCTTCCTCAAAAATTCCCCCCAAGCCGTCCACATAATCCCGAGTAGTCATTTCGTTTCCTTTCCCGTCTTCCCATTTGTGGGGCTCAAAAATCTCTATCTTATACATTCGACCATTGAAAAAGTTTGTATAATCCTTTCTTAAAAATTCGTCTATTTTTTTCTCGTCGGTCGCTCGATTCTTGTCAAAATTTTCTTTTTCTAGTAAAATAACCCCGTCAATTCAGTATTTTTCGTTTATTACTCATAGTCTAAAACTAAATAGGGAGTGCTCGAAAACACTCACGGGGTAAATATAATATTTCTCTTTCAGTTCCTCTGCTTGGCTTTTATAATATTCGTCGTCGTCATATTCGTCCGTTGGATTTAGTCAGAATATAAAATCAAAAACACGTTCGTCTATATCTTGGACGGCTTTTGTTTTAAAATCCCTCATATTTCTAGAGGAATATCGAAATTCTAATCACGTTCCGAAAAAATCCTCTGTATAATAAGAGTTATCGCAATTTACAACTGACACTTTGTATCACTTGTTTGTGATACGTGTTTCTATTTCGTTATCTTCTATATACATATTTTAACAATTACATAATATAAAAATTATTCATAATCGTATCTGTTGGGGCTGTCTGTTTGCTCGTTATAATAATCCAATTCCTCCTTTGTGAGGTCTTTTTCGGCTTGTTCTTGGATTTTGTCTAACAAGTGAGCCGTAAAATTAAATAAATTTTCCCGTTCCTTGTTTTTTTCTCGGCGTTTTTTCCCCTCATACATAAGATTTTCCGCCGTTTCGGTTATCAAAAACACTCTAGCGTATAAACTTATATATAATTCAGCTTTTTGTTTATTCATTTCCGTTTTCTCTTAAAACATATAAAATATCGTCTATTCGTTCCTCAATATCGCCCGAAAATACGGGGGCTAAATTTCCGTATACATTTATAATATAATAACGTTCGTCAAAATCCCTTACCTCTCCGAGTAAATAGGGTAATCTTTCTAGTCAATATTCGTCAAGTTGGCATTTAACATAATCCTCCACAGCGTCGTAGTGGGTAAAACGGAAAATAAATTGCTCTAAGGAATAGTCTTTTGTTTCGTCTTGGTAGTTTTGTAGCAAATCTATAATTTTATTTATCGTTTCGTCTTTGTCTTCCAATTTTTCCTTATCATTCAATATTTCCGTTAAAATTTTCTCTAATTTTGCTTTTTTATCTGTATTTTTCATTTTTTAATAATCATAAGAATATAAAAATTATTCCCCATCTTGTTTTTGGAGTGCTTTTAAAAATCTATTCATAAGTTGTTTTAGTGCTCTTTCTTTTTCTTTTCGGCTGTCGTATTTCTCCCTATCATTATAAATTTGACGGGCTTTGTCGTCATACTTGCGGGCTAGCTTATAGTCTGCTCTTTTTCCGCTGTAATTGTAGCCCGTGCTAATCCATACGCCGTTAATATGGTATAAATCCTCATTTCGTCCATAAATCCCCGCCGTATATAATAGAGGGGCGTAAGGCATAAGTAAATATTGAATCTCGCAATAAGGAAAACCATAGTCGGCAAGCTCTTTTGCGTCTTTTTTCTTAATTTGTGCTTTCATTTGTGAATCTTTGTTAAAAGATAAATTAATATTTATATATAGTTCAGACTTTCGGCTTATCTTTGTATTTTTCGACGTTTTCTATCGCATTCACTAATATATGTCTTAATTTTAGTTCGTAATTATTCCCTCCAATAAGTTTAAAACAATGTCTCCTAATCCAATTCGAGTAGGTTCCCATAGGGTTTACGCTTTTGCGGTCGTATCTATCGCCGTCGTTATAATACTTATAAACCAATTTACAAACAGCAATTACAAGTTGGCTTGCTTTTGTGTCTCCCTCTCATTCCGAGACCCAATAAGGCTTAAAAACCTCGTCGGCATATTTACGGAGCTCGTCCATAGTTAAGTTATTTAAGTTTTCCATCTGTCATATAACTAATTAATATAAAAGTTTTCGGCATAAAAATCCGATAAATTTTCAATTTCTGTTTCGTATCTTTCAGAATAATTTTCTAGCATATAGTCTATTGCTAATTCGTAAGCGTCGGCTGTTCCTTGTCGGTCTAGCCCCTCCATCTTGGCGTCCATAAACTCACAAACGGCAAGGTAAACCTCGTCAAGGTCTACAAAACTATATATATTCAAAAATTCCCATAAGTCGGATTTTTCGAATAAATCCTCATATTTTTTTAATAATTTTTCCATTTCCTTATATATTATTACAATATAAAAGTTCGTTTTTATAATATTCCTCCATTCAAGGAATTTTCATTTCGTCGGGCGTTGGGATTCTATCTATTTTTAAAATATTCCGTTTTAAATCCCGAAATTTATCGTTTAACTCTGTGTTAATCTCAATTTCGGGCTTTGTTTCACAAAAACAAGAAAACGTATCTTGATATTTTTCCCCCTCTACCTCATACGTGACTAAATATCGTCTAATTGGTGTAATCCCTCTCATAATTCAAAATGGTTATTTATAAAAGTCTGTATTTTTTGCTCGTTATATATTTCTCTCCGATTTAAAAATGAATCGTCAAGGGTGCGTCATAGATGGACGCCCTTTAAAATCCCTAAAAGTTGGAGAAAGTCGGCAAAATGTTGGCTCGTTTTCCTATGTTTACCATATAGGATTAATAAATATGTATTTTCCCCTTTTAAGATTCTCCATTTGTTCCCGAAAAACCCGTCAAGCGTGATAGTTTCTCGTCGGTGGTCTTTGACTAATTTTTTTCTAGTCAGTTTTTTATAGGCGTTTTTCATTATGAAAAATTAATTAATATAAAAATTATGTTTCGGATTTTATTTTTATTTCCCGATTTTTTCTAATCCTCAAAAAGTGGGCGGGCAATTTCGTCAAGTTCCGATACGTCCAAAATCTCGACAAGGGCGAGGTCGGACAAGTTATAGATGGCGTCCCGTCTTGCGTCAAGTTTCGTTTGTGCGAGTTCTAGGGCTTGTTGCTCTATATCGTGTCAGAGCTCGGCAAGTGTTCCGCTGTTTTTTATATAATCGTATAAAATACAGCCCCTTGTAAAACTGCGTCCCGTGTTGTGGGGGTTTCTACGTCGCATTTCCTCGAAATCTTTAAAAGGGTGCGTAAAAATCGTTCTCATTTTGTTTGTATATCAAAAAAAGATAAAACTTTATCAAATCCCATTTAGTCCAAATTATCGACGTATAGTCAATTACACTCTATAAATTTTTTGTTGGTCTTTTGGCTTAAATAGGTTTTTTTGTAGTTTTTCACAAAATCGACGGCGTGTCTTAATGTTGTCTGACTATAATCATAATAGCCCGTATATAATAATTTGTCGTCGGCTGTTATCTTTAAAATAGGCGTTCAATATGATAATAATATCTTGTCGCCGTTGTCTCTTTCTATTTCTTTTGCTTTCCCGTAAAAGCTCTTGCGTGAGTCGAATCTCGGCTCGTAATTTGTTATAGTTTCCATCGTATCATAAAAAATGATATAAAAAAGAATATTAAAAAGTAAGGGCGGGGGGTTTAACATTCCTCCCCCCTTTCGATTTTTAGTCCGTTCTCCATTCCTCGCAAAAATAAATATAACTCGGTCTCGTCTACTAGCTCGCTAGTCCGTTGGGGCTCGTCGTTCTTGTAAAATATAACAGCCCTCGCCCCTCTTGTTCCGTTCGATATAAAAATCCTCGAGTTCGAATCTTTAAGGCGTTCGTTAATCCTTTTTCGTCTTTTGTCGTTTAGTTCGGTAAAATTAAAACGCTTTCCCGCATTTTCTCGGATTTTGTCGTTATAACTTACCTCTATAGAATAAGTGCTCATTTTTGACAATATCAAAAAATATAAAAGTCAGTTTTTTTGCTTTTTTCAAAATCCCTCTAGTATTGTGACATATGGAGGGCGTCGTATATCATACTTAGACTATTTAAAAGCTCGTCCCGTGTCAGATTCTCCCGCCCCCTCATTTTGCTTGATTTTAGGCTTTCAAGCGTCAGGTCTCGGTTTCAAATCTCATTTTGGAAAATTCTAGCTTGGACGTTGTGGGCGTGTAATCCTCCCACCCGTTGGGCTAGTAGCTTTTTTTTATGTTCGTCTTTCTCGTCGTTAAGCGTGACGTATCGCTCAAAATTTTCGTCCATTTTCTATCTATTAGAAAAATATAAAAAGCTCGGCGTCTTTCTCTCCCCGTTTTCTGATGGTGTGCTTTTATAGTCGCAAGCTCGGACAATAGCAAAAGATGGCTAGCCCTAGTAAGGTTAACCCGTAAACCACAAGGCAAGAGTCAAACCGCCCCCCTTGTGTTGCTTTGTTCGTAGCTGTGGCAATAGTCCCCCCAAACGCTAGAAAGTGTAAGGCAAGGAATCCGTAAAAAATGGCGTCCATTGTTTTAAGTGGGTATAATGTAAAAACGCTCGTTTTTTGTTTTCGTGCTGTGTTTGTGTTTCAGCTTTTTTTTGTTTCTCTTTGTTGGGTGTTTTGTTAATCCATAAAGGCGAGCGTTGGAGCTTTGGGCTCTTTCACTCGATAGCAAAACGCCCCCAAATTGTGGGGGCTGTGTCTTAATCCTCGTCGCTTTCCTCGTTTTCCTCGTCTCTTATTTCGTGTCGCTCGTCTAGGAGGTCGTTAATTTCGGACTTGTTGTTATAATAAGCGTCTACATTTTCTTGATAGTTTAAAATGCTTGCTAGCTTTTCGCTGTTTAAGTCTTCCAAACTATAACCAAACTCGGAGGCAAGCTCTAGGCTTTGTCTGAGGCTTGCGTCGTGCTCGCTTAAAAACTCTATAGCTCTTGAGTAATAAATAATGTCGCTCGACTCGTTAACGGCTCTCTCTAGGTGTTTGTCTCGGAGGTCGTCGGCGTCTCTGACGTCGTCAAGGTCTCACTCGTCCAAATAGTCGGAGAAAGAGAGCCCGCTCTCTTGGAGTAAGTCGTCAAGCTCTTTAATAATCCTCTGCTTTTTCTCCTCTGTGGTCTGTGCTCCTTTTAACTCCTCGAGTTTTTTAGTTCTCGCAAGATCTAGCTCGACTTGTTCGGCGTTGGTTAGTTCGTCGGGGTTGTGTGTTCGGATTTTTCCCCCTAGCTCTAAAAGCTCTCCCATCGTTTGGGCGTTTTGGATTTTTTCCTTGTAGGTTTCGAATAGTGTCATTTTTGCGTTGGGTATAATGTAAAAGGAGATAGAATCCTCCTAAAGTAGTTATAGCTTTCTCCTTGTCATATTCAAGCCCTTTTTTGTGATTTTGGGGGCTTTTTGTGTTTTTGTTTTCCGTGTTCTTGTCTGGTGTTTCTCTGTTTTTTGTGTTTTGGTCTCTCTTTGTGTGATTTTCTCCCCCTCTTTTTTCTCACTTTTGGGGCGTCTTTGTTTTCCCGCTCCGTGTCTGGGCTTTCTCTCTGTGTTTTCCTTTGTTTTTTTGTTTCGTTTTTTCCCGCTTTTTCTCTGGTGTTTCTCGCCCCCTAATTTCCCCGCCGTTCGTCGCTGTGTGTCTGCTCTAAGCGTTGGGCTTTTTGCTCGCAAAAAGTCTAACGCCCCCCTCCGTGTGTGTCTCTCTGTTCGTCATTCATTCCGCCCGCTCTGTTTTCTGTTCTGTCTCTGTTCGGATTCAGATTTTTTTTTCTCCCTTTACTCTGTCACCATCACACGGGGAAAGGGTAAGAGGTGGACGTCGTGTCTTTTCTGTTCGGATTATTTCCCCTCGTCTTTTTCTCCGTCTTTCCTCTTTGCTTTAAAATTTTTGCGTTTTTTTCGCACGCTTTCACACCTAAGCAAGAAAACGCCGTCCCGCTGTTTCCCGAATCCAAAACCCAAAAAAGCCCCGAATCGATGGGAGGGCTTGGGGCTTATATACCCCCCCTATAGGCTCGACGCCCCGACGGGGCGAGAGCCCCGCCCCCCGTAGGGGGGCAACGAAAGATGTTGATGTTGATGTTGATACATACCCCAAATTTTCTTTGAGGGAAAATAAAAAAACACTATAGTTGCCAAAATACAACTTTTCTTGAAAAGAGGGGGTAAAAAAATAAAAGTAAGTTGCCAAAATACAACTTTTATAATAATAACAGGTAAGAACTATGGTTTGGTATAAGACAAAAAAGGAGATATTAGAGAGAATGGGGAGGAAATGAAAGAGCATAAGGAGTTTAGATAGGGCGATAAAGAATGGGGAGGTAGTTGAGAGGAATGGGGAGTATGCGTATCGTTTAGATTTATTATCGGAGTTATGTAATCAGAGGAAAGCGGAGATAGATAGATTAAGCAAGGAGTGAAACAAGGAGGAGTTAGAGGAGGCAAAGGCACAATGGGAATATTGGGAGAATGAATGCAAAAGATACGGCAGATTAATAAATGCTGTAATAAGTGTTGTTTATCGTAGGATAAAGCCGATGGTAGGGAGTAGATTAAATCAGAGTGAGGAGGAGTTTAAGGAATCGATAATAGAGGAGGTAAAGAGGTTAGAAAATTAGACAAAGGCTCACATATCTAGGGAGAACACAGCCCCGACGTTTCTATTATTAAGACCCCTAATAGCATTTTCATAGGCGATAGCGAGATAGCGGAACGAGTCAGCTCAATGGGAACTCCAATCGTGTTTAGGTTTATCGGAGAATTTTTGGGTTTTATCGTCTCGTTCTTTATGGTAGTATTTAAGTGCGTCAAGACCATCTTGGCATTTTTCTTTATTAAAGAAACAATATTTAAGGATACGTCTTACGGCGTCGATACCGTCTTGGATAGGGAATTTTTTAAGAACTTGGGTATTAGTTAATCAGATTTTTGCGAGATATTCACGTCTGGAGATTCAAGTACCGAGTTCTCTTACCTCTGCGTCGTGTGGGAGAAAATGGGTTGTATATTTATAAGGGGATTCTTTGAGATAATTGGCGTAAAAATCCAATCATTTTCCAGAATTATGGAAATATTCAAGGATTCTTAGTTCTTTTCAGAAAATTTGGAAAGACCGAATAGCTGTGGAGTCGTCCATACCCATATCTCGGACGGAGAAAGTATCAAGGTTAGATTCATAAGGAACGGTACAAATACGTCATTCTTCTTCTGCGATTCTAAGCTGTTCTCAATAATAAGCTCATTTTGTACTTCATTCAAAGGAGCATTCGTATTCTTGGTAGTATGTTTCTACATCTCCCATATCAATGAAGTATTGTTTAATATCTTTAAGTTCCTCGTCTGTGATAATCCTATTTCCTGCGTCGTCGTAGAGCTCATAGGCTTTTTTTACCGAAACAAATCGCTCGTCTGGGTGGTTTCTGGCGTACTCATAGAGTTGGTAGGAGTGATTTTTTCATTTTGGGGTAAAACAGAAATGAGCTTTTCAATGGTTAAGGTCGAGAATAGGCTTAATTACCTTATTGTAGGCGTAAGGGTCTTGTTCTGAATATTCGGAGAGGATAACGTGTTTAGGGTTTGTACCTCTCAT